TGCGAAATGCTTATCTATGAATATGCAGTACAAACCATTGTCGTTTAGAAAATCTAGAAAAGATGGTCTTCCATTCCTCTTACGAGGATTGGAACCTTTCTTACTAGGTGATCTAACTGAGAAAAGGCTGGCTTTAACTATTACGCGATCATTCGAAAGCATAATGTTGAAACCAGATCCTGATTTCAATCCAATAACATCAGAGAAACCCGAAGTAAGTCAAGAATTAAGAAAAGATTTTGCAATCTTTCTTGATGAATGAATACCAAGGATACTCCCTAAGGGTACTAGAAGACTAGCTTACCATATGCAAGGAGTCAAGGAGATGTCACCGACAAGAAGTGGTCCAAACGGTCCTGGATTAATAACAAGTCATTACGATGCGTACCAATTAACACAGCAGCCCAATCTACTTAAAGCAATACAAACTTTACAGAATGCATTGTTTCTAAGAATTGAAGCTATTGCTAAATTAGTACAACCTCATAAAGAATTTATATTATCTAAGATCGCGGTCCTACCTCAGTCTGGTGGTAAATCCCGAATCATAGCAATTGGTGACTACTGAAGTCAGTTAGTTTTAAAGCCCATTCATAATGAAGTTATGTCGATACTAAGAACGATGAAAACTGATGGAACCTATAACCAAGATAAACAATCCGAAAGGATTAGAATCGAGGCAGGTAACGGAAGTCATTCATTCGACTTAAGTAACGCAACTGATACATTTCCAATTTCTTTACAGAAAGAGTTAATGGATAGGTTGTATAACCCAACTACGTCTGGAGCTTGACAAACACTGATTTCAGATAGACAATTCTTATACAAACCAACAAATACCATAGTGAGATGAGCGACAGGGCAACCTTTGGGACTTTACAGTTCCTGAGCTGTCTTTTCGTTAACTCACCATGCATTCATCGAATACTGTGCTAAAACAATTGGAATAAATTCCTTTAGGTCTTATGCAGTATTAGGTGATGATGTTGTAATCTGAGATAAGAAGGTATCAGACGTTTATAGATCACTAATGGAAAAGATTAATGTTAAAATTAATCACACCAAAAGTATAATCTCGGACGAATCCAATGTGAGAGTAGAATTTGCCAAAAGGCTATTCTATAATCACGAGGAAATTTCTGGCCTTTCTTGAAACTTAATCAAAT